GTAAAGAGCATGAGAATATGACAATTGAATCATTTAATCAGTTGGCGACTTCCGATGCTTATGCTCACGATGGCGGTTGGCGCTCTCGTAGCTGTCTGATTGTGATTAAACGGTCAAAGACTTATGGCGAGAAGGGGCGCGAGACTTTAACTCTAGAAGAAGTAAGAGACAGGCTTGAAAGTGTTGAGCCTGGTACTAATGCGCAGAAACGGACTGAGGTTTATACGGTTTAACTGGTCGGAGCAGTCAACCCAGCATTACGTGCTACATTGGGTTGACTTAATAAACGGATGAATAATATGAGTAATGTAAAAGTAGGTGATTGGGTTGTTAATACTGGGGATACTCAAGACCCCAAGCTGACTATTGGAAAGAGATATAAAGTAAAAGAGGTTTGGAAGGATTATATTTGCGTAATTGATGGAGATGATGAAAATGAATTACTTGATGGTGATTATAAACCAGCACCTCAAAAATACCGCAATCCACCGCGCGAAGAGTATAGGGAACTGCTAGATGCTTGGTTAGCTGGTGCTGATTTACAAATGAAGCTTGGAGAAAAATGGGTTGATATGTGTATGCTTTTAGATTCGTATAATTATAGAGTTAACCCAGACTCAATCCTACCCCAACCAGATGAACGCAAAGAAAGAATTAAGAAGCAACTACTTAAAATTGACGCTGATAAACTAGCTCAGTTGATTATTGATGCGGGGATAGAGTTATGAGTGATGTAAAAGTGGGCGACTGGATTGTTAATTTGAGTGATGATGATAAGAATTTGACTATAGGTAAGGAGTATAAAGTAATTGAAGATGGTATTTTCGAGGGTAACTTTAACGTTATTGATGACATTGGGCATAAAAATGTAATTTGTAAGGGTAATTATGAATAACTACCCCGACAACATACGCCAATTCGACAACGACCCGCGCAGCCCATTTTATAGCGAAGGTCCAATATGCCCAGAATGTGAAGAACACTTAGAATGTGACTCCCAAGATGAATTCGGTATACCAGAATCATATTGTCCTAAATGCATTGGTGATGAAAATTACCTTGACGATGACGACGAAGAGGAATAAGATAAACCTAATTACTCCGTAGACCAGGCAGTTAGTTGCCATTTAAGCCTAAAATACACAGTTACTTCCCTGACTGATGTATTTACCTTGAGCCACTTTGCATTTTGCTTAGTGGCTTTTTTTTGCCTAATGGTTTAAAATGTAGGAAATACTATAAGGCTGATACACATGAGATTTATCGCGCGCATAATACTAATGCTTATCGGCATTCCTTTGCTTGTTATACCTACACTGTGGGCTACTTATAAAAACCTCAACGAATTACCGTGGGGATTAAATAAAATATGGGGCAATGCGGAGGATGGCTGGAATGGTAACGGTACACAACGCCGACACTGGAATATTGACGGCTCAGTAAGTGTCAACAAAGGTGATTATGGCTGGTGGCCTGATTATTTGCGCCAACAGGGTATCATATGGCGTAACCTTTCTTTCACTAGTCTTTGGTGGCAATCATACAAATGGTGCGCACTAAGAAATCCCGCTTGGAATGCTCGCTATTTGCCATTCGTATCAACCAGTGTCGATGTAAAAGATATAACCGCATCGTATCACAAGGGCAATGCTACAAACGTCAATAAGGCCAGCACAATCAACATATGGTATGACTTCCAGTTTATAAATAAAGACGGATATTTTAGGGCAAAATACAGACACACTAGACTATTTAAAAATTACTTCTTGCATAGACGATGGGGGTGGAAAGTTTACCCTGATTTATTTGTTAATAAGTCAACCCCAGCATTTAAAGATAGGTCTGTTTATGTGTTTCAGATTAAATTAATTAAGGTGGAAATATAATGAGTTCAGTAAAATCAGCACGTAAATCAGCAATACACAGAAAAGCTATTGACATATCAAAACAAGTTTCAAATGCAAACAGCACTTTAAACGGCTTAATGTCAGAAGTGCTAATATATGCAGCAGCAATGCACAAAATTAACCTTGACGCGATTGAGGCTGGTGACGCTGACTTAATTATAGACTCTGACGATGTTACGTTTTACGACAACACATTCAATGAGCAAGTTGCCGCCCTACAATTCACACTAGCAAGATTAACGCCTCTTATATTAATGCAATCAACAGATTTATCTAAAAAGGATTACATTGCATCGGTAAATCAGTCACAACTTGCTGAATATATAGCTGCGTTCGATAAGTCTTAACGCATGGCAGTTACAATTGCGAATTATAGTTATCGACAAAAGATAACAGGTGATGCTCCCGCTTCTAGTTTAGGAGGCTTTCGCGTACTTATTACTGAGGGTAGTGTCGATAGCACATTCTGGGATAATGTAGACAATGGCGGGGGTGATGTACGTGCATCTATTAATGTTGACGGCACTAGCCAACTTCCACTACAAATTGTTTTATGTAATACATCAACGCAAAAATTACTTGCTTATGTAAGGTTCCCTACTTATTCAACAAGTGCGAGAGAGCTTCATGTGTTTTGTGGTAATACGGGGCAAACACAACCGTCTGTTACATCTACCTACGGACGTAACAATGTAAACCAAGATTCAACGTTTTCGTCTGATTTGGAGTCATTATCACCTGTTGACTCAAGCGGTAATACTTCTCTTACAGCGAGCGCCAGTGGGATAACGCAAGCTACAGATGGCGGAGCGCAAGGTAACGGTAATATTTTCAGTGGGGGGGCGGGGGTAGGTTACACGATAGCTGATAATAGTGTTGTAAATAATGATTACATATCGCTTTCAGCGTGGGTGGTGCTTTCTGGAAACGCGCCTTTTGCTAGACTTTTAGGAAAGCAATACCAGGTTAACCTTTTAATTAAGAATGGGAAGCCATCGGTAGAGTTGTGGACATCTTCAGGAGTTCAGCAGCAAGCTGCTACAACAAACTTAACGATAGGCGCAAAAACCCACGTAGCCTATGTGTATAACGGGTCTAATGTATCTTTCTACTTAAATGGTTCACTAGACCGTTCCGCGTCTATCTCTACGAGTACTTTATCTACATCATCAAGCGATTTGCACATAGCAAGAAGAAATGGCTCTGTAGAAAGTTTTAATGGTAAAATTTACGAAATAAACACCACTGGCCTTGCTAGGTCTGCTGATTACATAGCATCTGAGTATGCGAACCAAGACAACCCCACTAACTTCTGGACACAATCAACACCTGACGACCCGAGCGGCGGTGGTGGCAGTTCAATATCCGCATCAGTAGCCCAAACAATAACCAAACCAATATTCTCAATTGCATCTAGCTTTGTTGCCCCCGTAACAATAAGCGCAGATATTGCCTACACAATTGCAAAACCAATATTTGCAACGGCAGCATCTAAAGTAGTACCAACATTTACATCTGGTCTAGCTTTTAATGTAGCTAAACCAGTATTTGCAACAACCGCATCAACAACCGTGCCAGTATTTACATCGGCGTTAGCTGTTGATATAAGCAAGCCAGTATTTGCAGTAAGCGCAGAGAATGGGCAGTTAGTAATAACATCGGCTATCGCGGCATCAATATCTAAACCAGTGTTCAGTGTTGCCGCAGATAATCAAGTATTAATTATTAATTCTGCAATTGCATTATCAGTATCTAAACCTATATTTAGTGTTGCATCATCAAGTATCGTGCCAATATTTACGGCTAGCACTGCCTTTGATGTTACTAAGCCAATATTTAGCATTGCAAGTACTGCAACTGAGCCAGGTAATGCATCTGCATCTGTATCCGTTTTAGTTGATGCTCCGATATTTAGTGTAAGCACATCATTAATAAACCCACTATTATCTACAATTGATTTTAGTATTGATGCACCTGTGTTTAGCGTGTTAAACAGCGCGACAAGACCTACACTAAGCGCAGAGATTACAGTTGACGTAACAGCACCGACATTCAGCGTTATTGCTAACAATGGCATACAGGTGTATTATTATAGGTCTGGCACTCAGGTAATTACATACAGCCAAAACACACAAATTAAAATCCGTACTTTAAACACAAATCAGCCGCTATATACTAGCGCACGACACAGGAAAATATAAAATGTCAACAGCAAACACAGCGGCAAGAAATGCAAGAGCATCAGACTTCTCTGCTGACTTTACTACAGCATCATTGGTTATTTTAGATGGTGGAACTACAGTAGTCACTCATACATTAGCGGGGTTCGGCGCTCCATCTACCGGCGTTATTACAGGCAACGCTATTGCCGATGCAACCATAGCGGCAACTGGAACAGTAGACGGCGCAACATTAACAGCAGGCGGCTTAGTTTATACGCTTACTGTCGGCTTGGGCGGTTCTGGTGCTGACGTTATCGTAAGCGGTGCAACACTTGATTACGTATCAGGCGGCACAAGCTCAATCGCATCACTTACAGTTACATTCCCTGCATGATTACGTTTCAAGAGCCGCTTAATGTGGGCAAGGTAGAAAGGTACAGCATCGATGTATCTAGTTTCACTACTGGCCAAGCATTAATTAGCGCAACAGTTGCAAGCTCAAGCGGCTTAATTACCGTTGGCTCGACTGTTATTGACGGCGATATAATTAGCGCATTAATTACGGGTGTCACTGTTGGTCGCGCGGTTGTTGAGTTTAACTATGCAACAACGACTAGGACAGAATGCTCAAAAGTTCAATTATTAGTATCGGAGTGTTAAATGGGTGTTCATGCAGTGTACAACTCTGGATCAATACTTTCTGAGTTTGATAAGTTTTTAGAGCATCATCACGAACGCGGCTGCATAATTGAAAATAAGCCGCATGTCGTTAATGGTCAAATCGAATACTCAGAAGTGCTAAAACCTAGAGCAATGACATTTGAGTCTTTATATAACTTCCTTGGTATTGGAGCCACTACATTTAAACGCTACCAAGTAAGCAAAGACGAGGCTATGGTTAATGCAACCGAGTACATGCGTAATTATATATTTGCGCATAACTTTGAATATGCAGCTGCCAACCAGACAAATTCAACATTGATGGCCCGGTATCTAGGTATTGTTGACAAACAACAACTTGAAGTCACCGAGAAGATTGTTGATAGCGGCGAGGATGAGTGGTAGACCTTGCTAAGTTTAGGCGTCACGTACAAGATAAATCTCCCGCGTTTGTGCCTTTATTTCAAGACCAGTCGCGCTACCAGATAGCATGGGGCGGCGCGGGTTGTGTGCATCCAGAAACAAAGATACACACAGAACACGGGGTTATGCGTATTTGTGATATAGACCGTCCAATGCGAGTATTAAGCTGGAGCGAGAAAAGTCAACAATTCCAGCTTTCGTTAAGTGGTGGTGCGTTCCCAAAAGGTAAGGACTATCTATACCAAGTTTCAACGCCGAACGGAGTATTTCAATCAAGCGGGCATCACCTTGTCTTACTTTCAACAGGTGAGTATCAACGGGTTGATATGCTAGTGAGCGGCGACGAGTTAAGTCAAGCGCAACCTTGCCAGAATCAGACCATTTCGGAATACTGCCAGACAGCGTTAAACGAAGATGCTCAGCATTACTCGGAAACAAACGAAGATTTAATGGGTCGTTATGCAGACGAATGCCGTCGATATGATCCACTACCTCAAGAGTTAGGAGATTACGCTTTATTTTCTGAGCAACAACAAGACGATGTTCAAGTATTCGACCGTTTAAATTTGCCATTAAAATCCACTTTTTCGGACAAATTACAGACGCATAACCATCCTTATTTATGTGACGACCAACTTTATAAAAACCATTTCGATGAGATGGGACAGCAGATTGAACTCGACGAGGGAGGTCAAACTTTAGCATCATCTTTTGTACATATTTCGCATTCTCATTTAGTGCCTCAGCAATCTCAGTTGATGAGCGAATACCGTCGCACATCGGGACTATCTTTTGAAATCGAGCAAGAGCCGTCGGATTGTTTGGTTGATTCATATATACCTCCAAGCATTGTTAAATCAACCGTATTATTCAGCGCCTCCCCTGTATTGTCAATAGTTAAATCTGAGGTTTCAAAGTATTGGTGTATGCAAGTACTAGACACTAATAATTACTTATCTGAGGACGGTACAATACATCATAATAGCGGAAAATCGCACATAGTCGCACGTAAAATGTTATACCGAATACTCAAAGAAAGCGACCAAAAGCATAACTTCCTAATCATCCGAAAAGTTGACCGAACTATAAAACGCTCGGTCTTTACGCTTATACGCAACATCATTTCAGTGTGGGGATTAAATGAAGAGTTCAATGTAAACCTAACCGACAAGACCATTGTATACAAAAAGAATGGTTCACAGTTTATGTTTAGTGGCCTTGATGATGTCGAGAAGATGAAGTCAATTGAGGGCGTAAGTTCAATATGGATAGAAGAGGCTACCGAGCTAACACAAGAGGATTTTGAACAGCTTGATTTACGATTGAGAGGGCAAACCAAATATATTAAACAGATAATAATGACGTTTAACCCAATTAGTGAGCAACATTGGACCAAGCGAGTTTTCTTTGACGACCCAATAAAAGACGTCTTTACGCTTAAAACCACTTACCTAGATAACTATTTTATTGATTCAGCATACAAAATGGTTATGGAAAACAAGAAGAAAACAAACCCGCGTTATTATACTATTTATGCGCTTGGCAATTGGGGTACTGCTGACGGACTGGTCTTTAACAATGTATCTACTAGGCTAATCAGGCAAGAAGAAATAGAGGGTCTTGAATATGTGCAGGGTTTGGATTTTGGTTATACTAACGATCCAAGCGCATTCAATCAAACATACATTGATATTAAGAATAAAAAGATATTTGTTTATGATGGATTTTATGAAAAGGGTTTAAGTAACTCAGACATAGCCGTCAACATTAAAAAGCTGTTAGCACATAGACACATGACAACAGCGGATAGCTCAGAGCCTAAATCAATTGACTACCTAAAAACAAAGGGTGTAATTGTTAGAGGTGCAATGAAGGGCGCGGGGTCAATTAGTACCGGTTTAGATTTTCTACTTGAGTTTGACATTGTGGTAAACGCTCACCTAGTCGAGTTTATGGTCGAATTTGACAACTATTGCTGGGCTGTAGATAAGAATAATAAGCAACTAAATAAACCGGTCGATGATTTTAACCACTTCATTGATTCACTTCGTTATGCGTGCGAGCATCACACAAGAAACAAGAGTTTTGTTTTTGCTTGCTAATCAGTATATAATTAAACTAATTAAATAAGAGTATTAAAAATGTGGCCGTTTAAAGACAAACTAATACAGCATCCTAAAACGAATATAGGTCGGCAAGTTGCGGCGGTCATAAAGTCGGTTTCACTGCCGGAAGTTTCTGCTACATGGAGACTATTCGCAAAGCACGATCACAATTGGAATACTGAGGTAGCAATAAACGAGGGCTATAATGCATCTGCTGTTGTTTATGCGTGTGTTGAAAAGAGGGCCAAGTTAATATCATCAGTTCCTTTTAAAGCATACAGAAAGTTATCAGACGGCACGACAGAGTATGCACCTGGCACACCATTGCAAATGCTACTTGATAACCCCAACCCAGAACAATCAATGCTTGAGTTGCTGTATTATATAAGTCAAATGATGGATTTATCTGGCAGTGCTTTTGTATCAGAGGTTAAAGCTGGCGCTCGTAACTTACCAACTCAGCTTTGGGTGCTACCTAGTCAGTTTATGAAAATAAAGCCCGGCAAGGTAAATCTAATTGACCAGTTTGAATACCAAGAGTATAGCGCGCAAAAATACACTATTGAATCTGACGACATGATCCAATTGAAAAATCCTAATCCAAATAGTCGTTATTTTGGTATGCCTGTTCTAATGTCAGCGGGTCGAGCAACCGACATTGACCGCGAGGCTGGCGAATGGCAAAAGCGCTCCTTTGAGAATAGGGGCGTTACAGACTTACACGTTGAAGTACCAGCAGAAACAAGCTCAGAAGATGCGGCGGCAATTCAACAGGCTATTATAGACCGAAACGGCGGGAATGATAACGCACGCAAGCCATTAGTAACAAGTGGCAAGGTCAACATATTAAACACAACTGCTGTTGAGATGGATTTTGCAAATAGTAAAAGTAAGATATGGTCAGAAATAACAGCTGCATTTGGTATGTCACTAAGCGACTTGGGGTTGACTGAAAATGTCAATCTGTCGAACGCAGAGACAATGCTCAAGCAATTGTGGACAAATACTATAATCCCACAATTAGACTTAATATGTGCGCAGTTAAACAAGCAACTAGCGGGTGAGTTTGGCCCAGAGTTTTGCATTGAATACGACCTTTCAAACATTAGGGCATTGCAAGAAAACTACGGCGAAAAGCTAGACAATGCGGTTAAATTAAAGGCAATTGGGTTTGATGCCAAATCAATAAACGACAGGCTTAAACTAGGCTTTGATGATGACCAGTTGCCAGAAATTCAACAGGAAGAACAGACCGATGTTGTTACTGAGGACGAGGTTGTTAACAATGCGGTTAAAAAGTTAATGGGTACTATTACATATGGCCCGTAAACTAATTACGGGTTATACACCTATACAAGAACAGCGTATTTTAGAAGCTGGAATACTTGACCTAGCTAACAAAAGCGAAACCGCATTCGGCCGTGAAATATTGCGAGCAATGAAATCAATTGCAAATACTAACGATACAGACTTACCGCAAATGATGGAAATACATCAAACCAGATTGCACAAGCTGTTAATTAAGTTATATACAGTATCGTACAATATATTTGGTCAACGAATGCTTGATGCACTGGCAGAGAATGAAATTAAAAAAGTGCCTATGACTCCCTATTTTGACACGCAAATGGCATTGTGGTTACGATGGGTTGCCGGGTTAAGAGTTACGCAAATATCAAATACAACTAGTGTCCAAGCGCTTGAAATAATCAGGATTGCACTGCAGGACTCAGTTAAAGAAGGATTAGACGAGCGAGGAACTGGCATACTAATACAACAAAGAATAGCCGAGCAAGGCGGCAATCTGTCACGCTTTAGGGGTCGAATGATTGCACGCACAGAATCGCACAGCGCGGCAAATGCAAGCGCTGAAAAGGCTGTCAGTACTGTTAGGAGTAATATAAAGAAAGAGTGGATAAGCGCGTTAACCGAGCGCACAAGGTTAACGCATTTAGCATCTAACGGTCAGAAGGTAGGCAAAGGTGAATTGTTTGCCGTTGGTACTGATTTGCTATTACACCCAGGCGACCCAAACGGCAGCGGCAAAGAGATTATAAATTGCCGCTGTGTTGTTGGATACAGTTTGGCTTAAGGCTAAATATTATTATTAACTATTTGTATACCAATTAACATAATGCTTATAACTGCCATTGCAATTGTATATATAGAAATTGCAACCCCGACCCCCTCACAATGCCAAATAGCTACAAATAAGACTATAAATGGTAGCGCTACTAAAAATAAGCCTAAGTAAATCATAATCTACCCCAAATAAATAACAAACGGTGGAACATCATCAAAGCCAACGTTGATAATTTCGTAGCCTTGATAATTTGCCCGATTAATCACGCTTCCAATAACATCAAACGACTCGCACAAATACGCAAAGAAAGCATCGGATACATACACTATTTTAAATGTAGGTGCATTCCCTTGACTGTTTACATAGTTGTTAGCCGCAAGCATTAATTCCCGTGTAAATGTTTTTTCTGTGATTCTAATCATTTTATTCTCCACCAATACATTGCGTTAAATACCGCAAATTGAGTATTAATAACTTGCCTTGCTATAGCAAGAGATTTATTAATTCGAAACATATCTTTTGTTATGTCTTTATTGTGGTTAACGCTTTTCAACATATCCGAAATGTTTTTTGCAGCAGCAGCCGATACTACAGCAGCCATCATTCTACCGATTAAAAGCCTTTGCTTTAATATCTTAAAATATCTAGTTTTACGCCAGCTTTTTTTATTTACTTTGAAGGCTTTATTCATACTATCCCCTTAATTAAAACCACACAATAACATACTATATTTGACTATCTGGTCTTACCAGTTTAAAATACTAGTAATAAATAATTTAAGGTGTCACCAGTGGATTTTAAGCCAGTAGATTTTAAAGCCGAAACGAGCGTCTCCGAACGTACATTCGCGGGTTACGCGTCAACATTTGACGAGGACTTGGGCGGCGACATAATTACTAGCAAGGCTTTCAATAAGACAATCCAAGAAAGAGCCGACAGAGTAAAGATACTTTTTGACCATACTACGCCAATTGGCAAACCTTTGATTATGACCCCAGATAAAAAAGGATTGTATGTTGAAGGTCGCATTAGCAAGACCAGGCTAGGTGATGAGGTTTTAGAGTTGATGGCTGATAAGGTTATTGACCAAATGAGTATTGGCTTTAGTATCCCATTAGGTAAGAGCGCATACAATGACAAGGGCAATCGTGTAATCAGCGAAGTAAAGCTGTACGAGTTTAGCCCTGTTACCTTCCCAATGAATGAAAAAGCATTTATCACCAGCGTAAAATCAATTAGTGAAAGACTAAAAAACGGCGATTGCACTCCGAACCAATTAAAAGAATTAGGCGAATTATTAGACGAATTAAAAGCACTGTTAAAAGTTGAGCCGTTGAAAGGCACTCAAATTATTACGCAGCCGCGAGATGAAGAAACCGCGTTATTATTAGCGGTCAAAAACTTTGGGCTGTAAGGCCAACTAAACATTAATCAATTATAGAGGGTTTCCAAAATGGAACTTAAAGATTTAGCAGACAAGTTGAACACTGCATCAACTGACATTAAAAATGCTCAGGTAGAAATGCAAAAAGAAATTAAAGCGAATGGCGATGTTAGCGCAGAAACTAAAGCGGCATTTGAAAAGCATGAAGCAAACTTTGCAGAGTTAAAAACTTTGTTCGGTGCTGTTGATGCAAAGCTGATTGAGTTAGAGCAGAAGTCTAAGAAGATGGAAAGCGGCTCAGAAATCCGTAAATCAATGGGTGAATTGTTTACTGTATCAGATGCATTTACAGATATGAAATCAAACGGTCGCGGAAATAACGTCGCTGTTTCTTTCGAGCGTAAGGACATTACTTCTGGCGGCTCAAGTGCAGGCGCTTTAATTCGTCCCGATCGTGATTCTCGCGTATTTCAAGACCCGAATAGACCAATCCGTATTCGTGACTTAATCCCGACTGTGCCGACTAGCTCAAACGCTGTTGAGATTATGCGCGAAAACGTGTTTACAAATAACGCGGCTATACAAACTGCTGAGTTTGCAGCTAAAGCGGAATCCAATATAACTTATGAGTTGGTTACATATCCAATCCGCACTATTGCTCATTGGGTCCCAGCATCACGCCAGGTATTATCTGACGCACCAATGCTTCAAAACATGATTGACAATCGCTTAACTTATGGCCTTGATTTGGTATCTGACGCGCAATTGTTGTCGGGTTCTGGTACTGGTGTAAACTTAACTGGTTTACTTGTAGATTCTGGCCTAAACGATGCCGGTGAGTTACCTTCTGGCACTGCTGCTGGTGATGTGCCTAGCGCTATGATTGACCACATCCGCAAGGCTATCCGTATTGAGCAACAGTCTGACTATTACAATATGAACGGTTTAGTGCTTAATCCTGTTGATTGGGAAATCCTAGAGACAGCAAAAGCAACAGACGGACATTACCTAATGGTTTCAATGCCCACTGTTCGCGCTGCTGATTCAGTATGGCGCATCCCTGTCATTGTAAGCAACGCAATGCCAGCCGATACATTCTTAATCGGTGATTGGACGCTGGGTGCTGTTATCTATGACAGAGAAAGTGTATCGGTTCGTGTTTCTGAGTCTCACGCTGATTACTTCGTCAAAAACGGTGTTGCAATCTTAGCAGAGGAGCGTTACACACTAGCAATTCCATTGCCTAAAGCATATTGCAAAGGTTCGTTTGTAGTAGCTACATAGTAAATATGTACACAGTAAAAAGCCGCTTTAATTAGCGGCTTTTTTATTAGTATATTAATATCTTACGCATCCTTAACATTACTCTGCTTATAACAAATCAAATAGATCTCATTTGCAAACTCTTTAATTGAATTATCTTGCATCTCCTTGGTTGAGTATCTTGGTCGGTCGTATGCCTCAATTGTAATAACGCTCATTATCTGCTCAAACGCTGGTTGTTGTTTGGCTATGTCTAACAAAGTGGAGATTGAGGCATTAGCTTGTCTCATGCGCATGACTACGGTTGCGATATTACTCCATTCTTTGCATTGATTTTTTTCGAACGCTAAAGCCTTGGGTGCGCTTGCTAGTGCTAATGTAATTACAAATCCAGTTAGCGCGGCCCATAGTGTTATATTTTTTACTGTAATTTTCATTTTATTACTTACCTTTAATCTATTGAATCTTAATCCTAGCACACTTTATTTGTATATCTGGTCTTACCAGTTTATAATAAGGTAATTTATTGAGGTATATAATGACAACATACGAAATATTGGTTAATTCACATTACGGCAGGGTAGGCAATACTATTCAATTTGCCGACTCAATGGAAGTTATGGAATTGCTTCAACGAGGATTTATTGGGCATGTCAAAAAGAGCAAACCAGTAAAAAAGCAAACTTATAAGCCAAATGAGAAAAAAGCATAATGAGCTTTAAAACTAATGATGGATTAATTGCGCCTGTGTCAATCTTAGAGCTATCAGAGTTCGCAAGGTTAGACATTGACGACCCTACATTGCAAGGCTCGTTATTAAGCGCGACACAGCTTGTTATTAGTTATCTAAAGCAAGACCTAATCACGCGAGAGTATTTACTAAAGCTAGTCGAGTGGCCTATTGCATCAAAGACAAATTTTTATCATCTGTCACGGCCTAGTAGCATTTACAAGTTAGATATTGACCTACCGATGGCAAACATACAGCAAGTTATTGAAGTTAAAGTTTACGACGAAGTAGAAACAGAATTCACGCTGTACAACGAAAAACAGGCGTTTATACGATTTGACACTGCATACTTAGATAATAATCTAAAGGTTAACGCAATAGAGGTTAAATACTTAGCGGGTTTCGGTTATTCGGTTAATGATATACCTGAGCCAATAAAGCAAGGCGTTCTAATGGTAGCTGGATACTTAAACTTGCACCGGGGCTGCAATGCCACTGATGCGCTTAAAATGTCTGGTGCATATCATTTATTAGTGCCATTCGCGGTAAATGCTGGGTTTGTAATTTAATGAAATGCTGCGATATAACTCCCGCAAGCCTTAATCGTAAAATAACGATTAATAGCTTAGTGGTTACAGCAACGGCAACAGGCGGACAATCCCAGTCGTTTGTTAAGCTTGCTGACGTTTGGGCAAAGATTAAGAATATGACTGGCTCAGAGTTGATGAGATATGACCAACTAGGCGCGGTTGCAATGAGTAAATTCACTATTCGCTATAGGTCAGATATAAAAGAAAGTATGACAATAATCTATCGCGGTGATGAATACAATATTAAGCACATTGATAACATCGAAGAGGCTGATAGGTTTTTGACTATCACAGCTAGACGAGGGGTTAATTCATGAGTGTTAAAGTTACTGGTGTAAATAGTTTTAGGCGTAAGATGCAATTACTTGGCGAGTCATTTGATGAGGCTGTTGATGAAGGTGTTTTCGGTGCTGCTTTAGAAATACAAGGTTACTCACGCAAAAGTATACAAGAAGTATCGCCAGGCTCAACAGTAACTAGATACACGCAAAACGGCAAGCCTTACTCGCACGTAGCGGCGGCAAAAGGTCAAGCGCCTAACACTGACACTGGTAACTTAGTTAATGCTATACAAGTTGAGAAGATGGCTGACAGTATTTATCGAGTGGGTGCTACAGCAAAAGCGCCATATGCAACATATTTAGAATTTACGCATCCGTGGTTGCAGCCGTCACTAGAATCTAACCGCGGAGCAGTTCGCCGGAATATAATTAGGTCGGTTAATAATGCAATTGACAGGTTGCCGGTATGAGCGAGCAAGTACAAGTTGCCATAGGCATAATAACTAAGCTCAAATCGGATAGTAATGTAAATGCATTGCTTGCAACATTTGGCGGATTACCTGCTGTTTTTACTCATACGCCGCAAGACTTTAGCGGATACCCGTACATTGTTGTCAAAGATATATTATTAAACGGTAATGATAACGATGCCGACTTAGGGTTTGAGGGTGTAATAAACATACATACTTGGTCCGACAAAAGAGATTTACTATTTGTTGGCAACTTACAAAAAGCAATTTACGATGCGCTTCATCACTTTGACATGCCAATGACAGGCTATGACACTGTTGAAATGCATCAAGAGTACTCGAATATTCTGCTAGACCCCGACGGCATTACGATGCACGGAATACAGCGGTATAGAATAATTTTACAAACCACTTAAATACATTAATGAGGATATTACTATGGCTGTTGGCGTAGGTTTTGCAGGAAGAAAGGTAACACTAACAATCGGCGGCGTCGGTAATATTGCTATTACTACCAAAGGCTTGTCTGTTAACAATGAGATGATTGACGTAACAAGCGATAAATCAGACGGATGGGCGACTGCATTAGCCGAACCTGGACAACGCGCAATTGAGTTAACATTCTCAGGCGTGGTCGAAAATCTTAACTTGTTAATGTCAACTATTAACAATACAAGTCAGATTTATGCTTGTGTATTGACTTACCCAGATGGATCAACTGTAGATGGTGACTTTGGTTTTGGTTCGTTCTCCGACACTGGTGAATATAACGGTAGTTATACATTCGAATCCTCACTTGCTTCAAGCGGCGAAGTCACATTTACGGCGGGTACTTAATTTATGGCTGGCATACAAAGAGAAATTACAATCACATATCAAGGAAAGAAGTACGATATTCAGTTATCTATGGGTTTGATTAACAAGATAGAAATGAATGGTATAAACCTTTTGAGACTGCAATTGCTAGTCGATGAAGGTGGTATCCCTCCGACTAGCTTGTTATCTTCTTTCTATGCCTTGCTATTAAATTCTGCTGGCGTTGATGTTGATGCGGAGGATGTTTGGACTGAGTTAATTACTGCCGATCCAATCGGGCTTATTAATGCAACTAAGTCCGCTTTGTCTGCTATGTTTCCAAGCAGTAAAGAGGATGTAGCAACAAAAAAGCCAGCGCCGAAGGTGGCGAAAAAATAACCGAGTACCCATATCATACCCTTTTTGCTTTGGCAGTTTCCGATTGGGGCATACAACCGAGTGAGTATTGGTTGATGTCCCCTTGCGAGGTTGGCGAAATAATGAGGTTCAACACACCGCCTGAAATGCACAACGGCAGACGAGTTGAGTTTTATGATGATTTGATAGAGCGCTCAAAAGGCGAAGGATTTATTTAGATGGCTGAGAGAATTGATGGTGTATTTGTTGAGCTTAAAGCTGATGTGGATGCATCTGGCGTAATAAAGTCAGAGCAAGCAATTACTAATTCTGCAAAGAAAATACAGAATGAATTTAAAAAAACAGATGCATCTTTAAATAGCACCGGTAAAGCACTAGCTAGGCAGTCTAAACAGTCTCAAAAGTCGGCTGGCTCAATGGGTGGTATGGGTCGCTCTGCTGGTCAAGCATCTATTCAGTTACAGCAATTTACAGGACAGGTTTCCGGCGGTGTTAACCCTCTTATAGCATTCTCGCAGCAAGCGGCTGATTTGGGTATAGTGTTGGGCGCACCTTTACTTGGCTCTATTGTCGGTATCGGTGCGGCTATTGGTGTTGTTCTTCTGCCTGAGTTATTTAAATCTACCAGTGCAATAGAAGATTTAGAGAAGGCAATTGAAGCGCTAGAGGCGGTGGCAAAAAAAGGCGATGATGGAATACTTGAGTTTTCTGATAGCATAAAAGAGCTATCAAAAATAAGTAACGCATTGGTTTTGTCGCAACTAGAAGTATCAATTGATAACGCAAGAAAAGCAGTTTCAGTTGGCTTAACTGAGATACGCGACGAGTTTTCAAAGGAAATAGGCGCTGGTGTATTTGGTAGTGTTGGCGTTAGCCTTGACAGGCTTTCTCAAGCAACAAAAGACGGAGAGCAAGACCTCCTTGCTTTTAGCTCTGCATTTACTAAGATAGGCGAAAAGTTTGGGGCTACTGGTGCAAAGGCAAATGAGCTAGGAAAAGAAATATTAAATATATTCTTAGAGGCTGAAAAGGCTAAAACACCAGAAGCCATCAACGCGCTACAAATTAGACTCAACGAATTATCTTCAACCGCAAAAGATGCGCCAAAAGAATTAAAGGCTTTAGTTGTTGGGCTGAATACAATATTTGAAACAGCTAGAAAATCGGCTGTTGGCGCTCAAGAATTAGAGGCAAGAATAAAAGATGCTGGTGTATCTGCATTAGATGTTGGGTTTGACAATGAAGCTATATTTAAAACGCAGGCTCTAGTAGAAACCTTAACGCAACAACTAGCAATTACCAAGATTGAAACAGATGAGGGTGCAAACGCAGCGCGAAGAATGGCCTTAGCGTTTGAGTTAAGCGACGGAGCAAGCGCCAAACTACCAGAGAATGTAAGGCTATTAATTGCAGAGCTAGAGCGAGCAGAGGCGCAACAGAAAGCCATGGCAAAGGCTGAGATGGATGATGCAAGCGCGTTTTCTAAGTTCAAAACAGACTTAGCGGCGGAAGAAGCAAAACAAAAAGGCGCGCGCGGCTCAAACCTAGAACAACTAAGAAATGAATTCAAGCTAGAAGGTGAGTTATTAGCAGAAAAAAATGCTAATGAACTTATATTACTAGAACAGTCATTGATAAATGGCGAGCTTTTGCGTGATGAATATGACGAACTAAGAAAGCAGAAAGCCGACAAGTTAGCCACTGATTTAATTGCTATCGCTGACAAGTCTAAAAAGAAAGAAACTGACTTGGAAGATAAAAAAGGCAAGGAAAAGCTGGGCGCATTATCAAAGTCAATGGGTGATTTATCGTCACTGATGAACACAGAAAGTCGCAAAATGTTTGAAATTGGCAAGGTTGCTGCATTGTCGGGAGCTATTATTGACGGTATTGCGGCGGTTCAAGGCGCTTATAAAGTCGGTAACAAATTAGGTGGTCCAATTGTAGGTGCTGCATTTGCAACGGCTGCTGGCATTGGCTCTGCTGTACAAGTTCAAAACATAGCAAAACAAAAGTTTGGTGGCGGAGGTGGTAATTCAAACTCATTTAGCGGCGGATTACCGACAACTAGAACATCAGACGGCGGGGGTAGCGGTGGTCAAGATAGGAATATATCAATTGCAGGAATAGACGCAAACAGCCTAATTAGTGGCGGTCAATTGATTGATACGCTTAACCAAGCGTTAGGCGATGGCTATACTGTAAACTTTGCAGGTGGTTAACTTTTAGCATATAATCAAACAATACATATTAAGAGGTTTTACAATGGCAACGCCAATCACCCCACCAGTAACAGATACACCTACAGCCAGAACAGCCGAGGGTGTTGGCACAACTGCTACACCTACAGCAAGAACAGCGGTTACTCCTGCTACAACAGCATTGCCGACAGCTAGGGGCGCAATAACACCTAGTACAACACCTGTTCCAACGGCTCGTACAAGTTTAACACCGGCTACAACCGCAATCCCAACTGCCAGAAGTGCTGTAACACCTAGCTCTAACCCTACACCAACAGCGGTTGGAGCATTAAGCCCTGTTGCAGCGTTAAGAACCGGCGGCGATGTTGTTAATTTAGACTTTTGTCAGCAGCTTTATAATGTTGATTTCACATACTCAAGAGGCAGCGCGGCAACCTACATAGGGCGGCAAATAAACGCATTTAATCAATATGAATACATACTTAAAACAGACCCGCTGACAGGAGCAAGCCCACGTATTGAATATGATGCGGCAACAGGTGAGTGCTTAGGGTATTTGGCAGAGGGGGCTAGTACTAATTTAGCTTTGAGGTCCGAGGAGTTTGATAATGCAAGCTGGTCAAAAAGTAACGCAACAACTGGATCTAATTTGGCAATTGCACCCGATGGCACGCTTTCAGGTGACAGTATTATTGATGATACCTCTAATGCTTCACATAGAGTAAGTCAAGATTATACGGTTTCAAGTGGCGCAACTGTAACATTATCTTGCTATATAAAATCCAATAGCCCTCTAAAGATAGCTTTGTTTGAAAATACAATTTCTCAAGGTCGTATTTTTGATCCTGTATTGGGTTTAATTGATGATGCTTTAGTAGCCGCCCCCGCTGGTGGTTCTAGCATAAAAAGTACTGGTAATGGTTGGTATAGATGCTCAATTACAGTAACAGTACCGTCAACATCAGTCTCTTTAAGAATTTTTACTATATCCGGCACGGTATCTACTTATGTTGGCGATGGGTCAAGTGTTTTATTGTGGGGAGCACAATGCGAAGCCCTGCCATTTGCCACTAGCTATATAAGAACAGAAGGATCGGCGGTTACTAGGGCGGCTGACTTACTACAGGTAAATGAAGGAAGTGCAATATCAAGCGAAAAAGTATATTCATTAAATGTTGATTTTGATGTATTAGGATTGGGGTTAACTAATCAATATATATATGATTTTTCAGGGGCAACCGGGCTTAGTAGGTTTGCAAGAGCATCTTCAACAGGGACGATAATTGTTTCAGATGGACCATCATCTAGCACGGCAGTTTCAACCCCTTTATTAATTCCAAACCAAAAAAGACAAATAACAGCAGCAAGAGAAGCAATACAAGAAACAAAATTTTATTCAGATAATATATTAAAAAGCGCGGTAGGTAATTCATTTATAATTAGCGGGTTTTCATCTTTATTAGTTGGAAGTTGGTCAACTAGCCTGAATAGTTTTCATTTATTTGGTCATGTTAGAAGTTTAAGTTATTACAATATTGGATTAACAGCCGACGAGGTAAAAGCACTATGATGTTTATAATAGCAATACCAGAAGGCACAAAGTTTGACGCTATGCCAGAAGCCTTGCAAAAAACAATTGCAAAATATAAAGGTGTGTTTGCTGATGGTCGACTAGTTGACACAGGCGTTTATCTTGGTAAAGAATTACGTTTGATTAATGCTGAAATTGATGCAGCAACATTAAATGCAGTTACTAACAATGATTTATTTGACGAGGACGGCAACCAATACGGGTTTGATTTAGATTGGGATGTTTTAGCAGTTGAAAATGAAACCGTTGACCAGTCTGTATTGTTAAATTACTGGATAGATAAACCAGTCTTTGACGATGAAGGCGATATTATAGGCACTGAGCCTGTTAGTGATTTAACAGGCAAGATTCAAACTTGGGCTGGTAAGTCATGGGTTTATTGATACCTGTACAGGATAGCGCATCAGCGCCTTTCGCATTAAACCATGCGCGTATATTGCATAGCAATTTGTTAACCGGTGCAACGGCATCGGCTGGCAGTGGTTCAAACCCTGCATTTAGCTTGTTGCCTAACACGTTTGAAAGGTTTGAATTTACCGCAACCGTTACGCTAACTTATGTATTGCCAAGCAACGTAACAATAGATACGGTTTGTTTAGGCGCTCACAATTTAGGTAATAAATATTCTGTAGTGGTTTCATATAAATCGACAACTGGCGGCGCTATAGTGTCATTTGGTGCTAAAACTCCTACTACTAATGACGCTATAATGTTACATAGCGCATCAACAGCTAATATAAAAGAGTTAATAATTACATTTACGGGTAGCGGCTCTGGTTATGTCGGCGTTACTTCTGCCGGTATTGCAATGCAAATGCCAAGACCGTTTTTCTCTGGTCACTCGCCTTTGCCATTGTCAGCTGTTACTCAATATTCAAATTCAATAACAGAGACGGGGCAATTTGTAGGCCGTGAAATTAAATCAAGGGGCTTCGAGACTTCGGTATCTTGGGATAATCTTCCGAGTAGCTTTGTTCGCGGTGATTTTTTTGCATTTGTTCAAGATGCTAAGTTGCTACCTTTTTTCTTTGCCTGGAACTTATTGCTTTATCCTGACGATGTTGGTTATGTTGCTGTTAATGAAGATATAACGCCCACATTAAGCGGAAAGCGCACACTTATGAGCGTTGGGTTTAATTTGCAAGGACACGGTTAATGGCTTTTGATACATTGCGCAAACAATACACTAAAGAACATTTTTGGTATTGTGAGGTCGAGGTTGATGGCAACACTTACCGGTTTTGCGAAGACAGATACACATTGCCCGTAGGTTTCTCAGGTATACCGACAATGACAAGTCAAACAATGTCACCGGCCAAAATAGATATGTCTGGCGGGTTAGGTGTGCGAGCTACATCATCCGTGTCAATGAATGAGCATCAAGATTATACTATTTACGGTACTGCATCAGCCCCAGTAAGATTCTGGGCTAATTGGCGCGCGCGTAATGCCGGTTATCAAGGGGGCAGATTATCAATATTTAGCGGATACATTACTGATAATACATATGAGTTAAACAATTTTCAGCGGCGCGATTACGTTATAGAATCGTTTTCTATGAGTGAGAAGGGCGTATCAATAACGGCAAAAGATACATTAAAGTTAGCATCTAACGACAGAGCAAAGGCTCCGCAAAAGTCGGGTGGTAGATTGTCTGCTGATTTACTGATAGGTGGCACATCAATTACATTGCTACCTACAGGCGTTGGTAATAGTGAATATCCTTCTAGCGGGTTTGGCCGCATGGGTGAAGAGGTTGTTTCATTTACTCGCTCAGGTGACACGGTTACTATTGTTCGCGGTCAGTACAATACTTTAGCATCTGAGCACTCAGAAGATGATGCTTTTCAATTATGCCTTCGCTATAACGCATCACTATCAGATATACTTTATGACTTACTGACCGAATATGCCAGTGTACCAGATTCACAAATAAATAAAGTGCAGTGGGACAATGAGAGTAGTGATTACTATCCAGGTTTGTATGACGCGCTAATCACCGAGCCTGTCGGCGTATCAGCGCTACTAAAAGAATTAGGTGAAACAGCCCCGCATTACTTATTTTGGGATGAGCGAATTAACAGTATTGTTTTAAATGCTGTAAAAGCGCCTCCTATTGGTAGTGATGTTATTTACACCCCAGAAGCTAACTTCTTAGGCGGAAGTGTATCAATAAAAGACCGGACGGATTTACGCATATCAACTGTAATTATTAACTTTGGACAAAAAGACCCTACTCAAGACTTAGACCAAACAAACAATTATAAACAGGGGTATATACGAATAACTCCAGATAGCGTAGCAAAGTATAATAATATACAAGCTTATAAGGTAGTAAACAGCCGTTGGATTACTGACTTAAACCGAGCGGCCGCTATTAGGTTGGCGGCTAGATGGGGGCGAAGATTTGAGGATATACCGAGAGAATTCAGCTTTTCTATGGATTCAAAAGATGGCAACGTGTGGACCGGCGACTCGATATTTGTTAACAGTGATTTAATTCTTGATGATGCGACTTATAATAGATATAACATGCCCGTGCAGATTATAAGCGCTGGAGAGTCTAAAGCCTATAAGTACACTGCTATTGAGCATACTTATGGCGTTGAGCTACCAGAGGATTTAGCGAGCGATGACGAAAATCAACGATTAATTGTTATTGCTGGTGGTCAAGAAAACCTAAACTTGCGTGCAATTTATGATCTGCAATTTCCTGACGTACAAGATGATTATGACATTGTATTTGTGTTTGAATTATCATCTATTGTTGGGTCAGGCAGTTTAGCCGGTGCAATTGTTACCGGCTCTTGGCCTTCTTCGCTAGTTTTACCTATTAAGATTGATACTAGAAACTTAGTATCTGGCAAAGGCGGAAACGGCGCAAGTATTGGCGGAGCTGATGCTAGTAATGGAGGCACAGGGATAACTATGGGTGCTAATATTAGGCTGTCTAATACCGGTATAATCGGTGGAGGTGGTGCTGGTGGAGATAGAGAAATTGTACTCAATGAGGAGCTAGCCGGTGGTGGTGGTGCTGGAACTAGAGTTGGATTAGCCGGTACAGGCTCAAACAATAACGGCGGGTTTGCTCAGCCAGCAAGCGATGGAACATCCTTACTTGGTGGTTCTGGTGGTAGCATTGAAGGTGGCGCAAATGGTGAGTCTGGAGGTAATTTGGGGCAATCGACCAGTGTGGCAAGTGCCGGAAAAGCAATATCTTTAAATGGATTTACAATAACTTACTTATCACCAGTTGACGGCGGCGACATTAGAGGGGCTGTATCATAATGCTACTAATCAAACGAGACTACAAAAAACTATTCACCGGCAGCGAATTAACTTTGCCGGACGGACAAGTAATGGCGGCGCTTGAATTACCGTGGAATAGCAATAGGGTCAATATATCTTGCATTCCAGAGGGTGATTACTTCTTTATGCGCGATATAACAGGCAGACACACCTATTTTAAGGTTTTAGGCGTTGATTTACGAACAGGTATAGAATTTCACCCTGCTAATAATGTAAGTCAACTACTAGGTTGCATTGCACCATGTTTACGATTAAATAGTAACGGAATAGCGGTTGCTTCTCGTACAGCTTGCGAAAGAATGTTACAATTCTACAGTGAGTTAAATGTTAAATATTTGATGAGGATTTATTCATAATGTGGTCAGCCATAGTTACAGCAGCATCAACTATATTCGGCGGATGGGTAGACTTAAAGAAAAGCAAATATGAAGCAGCCGCAGCAAAAGAGTTGCGCGTCATTAATGGCGAATTTGATTATGACATTATGGCTATGGAAGCGGCTAAAACATCATGGAAGGATGAAATAATTATGATGATATGGTATAGCCCTTTAGTAATAGGTTGGTACGACAAAGATACTGGCGGTCTAATTGTGG